CAGTCGACCAGGTGTCATCTCCTCCTCTAGTACCGCGGGTGTACTCGCGGTAATATCGAATGGGAAGAAGAATGGGATGCTCAATAGTCATGATGTTTCTCCATGACACACGGTGCATCATCTCATTGGCAACACAATTGACCAGGAATGTGACGAGTATGCCTGAAGGCATGATCTCGCCACGGAGGACGGTAGAACCCCAAATTATAAATGGAGAACATACCATCTCGATCACTGCAGCTTCCTCTTGAGGGGGAAGCGACAGCCCCGTGAGCAAAAGCTTGGTACTGTAGTACAAAAGCTGATGCGACAGTGATCTGTCCCAGTGTGTGAAATCGAAGTCGAAACCCCTATCTCCCACTTCCAACATGTGTTTGGCTAAGTAATGCCAATCAAATGACGCCCTGTCCAACGACGGGCAGCAGAAAGAATCTCTCAACTCTGCGTGGTAGTATTGCATAATAGAGGAATAAAAGTATTTCCTACATATTAAGTACCCTACCGCGCTCCCACAAGTAAAAATGCGGGTGCGAGGAGTAGCTATCTTGTCATGCTTGAGTCGCTCGTCTTTCAGCGATAGAACATATGGCAAAAATGGTACTATGCCTTGCTCCAACTGTTTGGCGGCATGCTCGTAATCTAGAATGATTCGAGCGCTCGGGTACAAACGACCCTCTCTCTCTTCGAACAAGTCTGGTTTCTTAAGACGTTCCTGCACGTATGGATACCCACATGATGTATTCATGGGCATCCTGGTGTTCTGAGGAATGTGCGTAAGTCCATTTATGCACTCCATCAAGTCCAACTTCTTCGTTGGAACCATGCTCTGAGATTTAATTCTCTTAAAGTCTTCCATCATTGAGATGTAAGCATGATTCAATTCAGACGGTTGGAAAGCTGGTTCGAAAGGCCTACTATAACCTTTAAACATCTGTTGCCAGAACGGGATGAACGCTCCGAACTCCTCGTTGACTCGAGGATCTTTGTGTGTTAAAGGCGCCGGCGCGGTCTTGGCCGGCCCCATCAGCTCGTATAAAACTGATGGTTGCAGATCTGTTTTTGTGGGTTGAAAAAGAGGTTTTTCAATTCTTCCCACGGCCTGGAGAATGCTTTGCTTGGGCAAGATTTCAGCTATTGCTGCTTGCGGTTCACAATGAACAAAGCGCGTCTCTACATCTTGAACAGTGTTCTTGCTAATCGCGTTGGTCAGCGATTGGCGTGTTACGTAATGAAAGTAACTACCGCGACTGTTGGCTGCGGTATGGATTCCCAAAATTGGGGTCTCCTGAAGGTCTGATCTAACGACCAAGCTTCCACATGACGCGTCTCGACCAGCGTAAGTCGCTTCAGCCAAGACATGGTATCTTTGCGTCACACCCTCAAAACGTGGGGTGGAAACTGAGTCCATCTTTATAACTCCGTCCTGTAGTATGATCTGGCCGTTATAAGTGTGATCGAGATTGTATGGGATGTAATCTAATTTCCTAACTGGAAAATTGGTGGTACAATAAGAACCATCCCAAAAATGTTTGACAATATTTGACTCGGCACTGAACATAGTCGCTGGTAGCCTATATAAGCATACGTCTTCGCGATATGAATCCTTGGGCATTACGTCGCCCCTTCGAGCTAGTGCTTCATCGATATTGCCTGTCAACCTCACCACTGATTTGCGGTCAAACATGAACGACTTTATCAGATCCTTCCAGGTTACCTTGGTTATTTCAACCTTGTCTCCGTCTGCCAAC